CCCCATAGGAGCCCATTTTCTCAGCTCGCGAACTCGTCCATCTAATAACTTGATATGCGAAGCACGACTGCATGAAAGCCAGTTATAAGTGTAGTCACCAAAAAGGTGACGCACCAACTGACAACTCATACGATCGCTGGCCTCCTTCAGATCCAAGGTACATAAGTACCCTGAAGCTGAAGAAGATAAAGCCAAATTACCATTCACGGTTTGATCCGTGAAGTTTATCTTACCCTTGGTAAGGGGGTGAGAGGTAATAGCTCGCTCAAGTAGACCTCGCTGACCTTGCTGAACCCATATCGCCTCCGCAGGATGCACGCATATTAAGCGTGGACCCCGGGAGTCCTTAGGGACAGCAGTCAGTTTGGCTGTAATATAGTCGACTTCTTGAAGCGGTCCAATAACCTCATCTACCATGACTTCCTTCCAGAAAGAAGGAATGCCACAGTAGTTTTGGTCATAGGGATACTTTTCAGTTATCGACTTGTACAGTGTCCTGAAACACGACTTCTCACTCGGCTTCCGGGAGGGAAATATTCCCCCGGGACCATGTGATGGTAGTATGTCAGGCCAATTAATTCGACTAACAATCGAACTAATGTATTGACGAGCGGTTGACAGGACTTGCATTCCTGAGAGGCTGCTGTTAAAAGCAGTATCCCAAGTAGCAATACTATCATCCGTATTCTCAAATTCGGCTTGCGCCGCTTTGAGTTGTTCCGTCGTTGGTTCATGCTCGACCTTGTAGCAAAACAAGAGCAGCTGTCTTAGTGCTCGAAGGTACAGTGCCTCCTTTGTAGAGAGGAACTTGACCCAGAGTGGAATTAACCACTCTGGCAATATAGGGTTTTCAGCCCTAGTGCCTTCGATATATGCCAAGACCTGCTTCTCTAGTAGTGGGGCTTCAATAAAGCACCACTCATACGTTATACAGTCGGGAGCGCCTATTGGCACCCCTGTCTCTTCACGTATGTCTACTAGCAGGCTCCGAAACCATATCAATAACAGTTCCTTATGAACGATGTTCATGAGCCTGATTTGCGATGTGGACTGCAAGCACACGATCCATCTCGTCGGCACACTCCCAGGTCTTTTCAGACCCGCGGGGCCCGCGCTGCAATAATGCAGACACGGAGTACGACGTGATCATGTAGTGTGTTGGCAGTTTAGTGTAGTTCACAAGGACCTCATAACTAAGGAGATCCCCACAACGATCTTCCTGCATGAACTGCAGAACGATCGTCTTCACTCCCTTGTCTCTCGTGAGAGAGCTAAAGAAGCGAGAGGATTTCCGTCGTAACAGGGTACCAATGTGAATATATTCACATAGGCAGAACTGGGAAGCGCATCGCGAGATGAACTTCTTAATGCTTACTTTTTTCATTGTTGGATATATATCTAACTTTGTCTAACGTAGGCTTTAGTCAGCCCATATGAACTCCTTGACACAAAGACTAAGAAACTGACTCCTAGAGCTTACTGCTCCTTGGAATCAATAACATTGTCGATGAGGTCAAGGCCACTAGTGTTTCCACCGGCAGCGTAGAGGAAATTCTGAAGATGGAACGCCAAGGCGCTCGTATCGTCAGAAGTAACCGCGCTGTCCTGCGGAACCACAGCCACAACGTAGAGACTCACCGGGGCAATAACGCCCGAGGAGAGCTCGACATGCCGATCGAACCGCACCATGGAACGGCGAGTCTTCAACTTAGTTGAGGACTCGACCGCATCAGTGTGCGAGATGCGCAGATCAGTCGGGAGATTAATCCCCCGGCTGACGTTGCGCCGCAGCGACCCGGTTTTATCCGAGTATTGCAGCACGAACGGGATGGCGTTGATGGTCAGATCATTGTTCATATGGATATGATTTGCACTAACAATAGGTCCGAGGACCTAGGTGATCACTTACGTGATCGCTTAAGGTTCGCCACCAATTGGTGGAGCAGGGCACCCGCAAGGAGTGCCTGCTTTTTTCCAAACCTCCCACTCGACACAGGCTGGACGCTTGCGTCGAGCGGCTCACGGTGGTAGTACTTCATTGTAGTAGCTACAGTCTGGATTCCATCATAATTCGTGACCCAGTTTTGGTTGGTGTGTTTTACAGCACCCACCTTAACGTGCCACGATTCGGAACTCCATATATCTCTAACTTGCTTAGTGTTCCCTGTTAGGGTTTCATTGAGCTGGTCAAAGATTCCCGATAGATCAACGAACCAATCAACTACAAAAGAGAACGGTATCCGTTCCCAGAGTAGCCAAGTTGGTCCAGGAGACAAGAACCTAGACATCAAGTAATCGAGCTGTTGAAAGCCCGACGTATTGAATTTCTGAGTTCTCACCCCCCGAACTCCAACCAGACGAAGTGGAGCACCTAGGGTAAATAACCTAGGGTGCCACCACGTCAAGTTGGGTGATTCAGGAGGGTCTATGGGACTGTAGCCTGACATAGCTTCGGTACCGGTCAAAGACCATGTACCAATAGCTTTGGCCGTAACAGAATACGGCTTTCCGGCATTAGCAGCGGCCTTTGCAATCTGGCTCTTCAAAGAAGAGATAGAAGCAACGACTTTGCGCATGTCGGAGATCAGCGGTGCAAAACCAAACTGCCACATAAGGTAGAGATTCGAGAAATCGACGGATTTGATCCGCGGACCCACGTCTCTTCTACCTCGGAGGTTTGTGTAGCGCCTTAGGGCGCTAGGCAAAC